TAATGTAACTGCAGCAATTGATGCAGTGCAGTTTACCATGAATACAGGAAACATAGACGCTGGAGATATTTGCCTTTACGGAATTCTATAAAGATGATACATAACACCAAAGGAGAAAACTATGCCAAGATATCATAATATAAACGGTAACAAAGTACAGTTTACAGCTGAGGAAGAAGCTGCAAGAGATGCTGAAGAAAAAGCGTGGGCAGATGCTGCCCCTGCTAGAGCTTTAGCTGACCTTAGAGCTAAAAGAAATAGACTTCTTGCTGAAACTGATTATCTTGCTTTGTCTGATAATACTCTATCTGACGATATGAAAACATATCGTAAGAATCTTAGAGATTTACCTTCAGGTAAAGACACTGTTGAAAAATGTGAAAACGCTACATGGCCAACTAAACCGTAGTAGAGCATAGGAATACACTATGTTACAAAAAGTACAGTTTGCACCAGGCTTTAATAAACAAGTTACAGCGACCGGTGGCGAAGGCCAATGGGTTAATGGTGACAATGTTAGGTTTAGATATGGCACACCAGAAAAAATAGGTGGTTGGGCACAATTAGGTTCTATTGAACTAACTGGACGTAACACAGCTATTCATCATTTTGTAAATGCTTCAGGTATTAAGTATGCAGCGTTAGGTACAAATAGAATATTGTATGCTTATTCCGGTGGTATTTTTTACGACATACACCCAATCAAAACTACAACAACTTTAACATCAGCTTTTACAACAACTAATGGTTCTGCAGTTGTAACATTAACTTTTTCATCTGCTCATAATATGAGTGCAGGTGATATTATATTATTAGATAGTTTTACAAGTATTACAAATTCTAATTTTGTTTCCGGTGATTTTACAGACAAAAAATTTATGGTAACAAGTATACCAACGGATACAACTATAACTATTACCATGTCTTCTAACGAATCAGGATCAGGTGCATCTACATCAGGTGGTATTCGTGTTCAACATTACTATCCTGTAGGACCAGCAGTTGAAGTTGCAACAACAGGTTGGGGTCTTGGATCATGGGGTGGTGTAAAACAAGGACAGTTTACATCGACATTATCATCAGGAATAAATGCATCAGCTACAAGTTTAACTATGGCTAGTTCTACATCGTTTGCATCATCAGGAACAGTTATTATAGGTTCAGAATTAATTACATACACAGGAAATAGTGGTGGTACGTTATCGGGTTTAACAAGAGGTGCCAACGGTACAACAGCAGCAATACATAGTTCTGGTGCAACAGTAACCGACGCATCTAATTATTTTGCATGGAACGCTGCAGCATCTGGAGATATTGTAACAGCACCAGGTTTATGGTCATTAGATAATTTTGGTAATAAACTTATCGCAACTATATTTGGTGGAGAAACTTTTGAATGGGATTCTGATCCCACAGGTGCAACATCAACTAGAGCAACAATTTTAGCTAATGCTCCAACATCATCTAGTTTTAGTTTAGTATCCACACCGGACAGACACTTAATATTTTTTGGAACAGAAACAACTATTGGCACAAAATCTACACAAGACGAAATGTTTATAAGATTTTCTGATCAAGAAAATATTGATGGCTCTGATGCTTATGCACCAAGTGCAATTAATACTGCTGGTACACAAAGACTTGCAGATGGATCTAAAATTGTAGGAGCAATTAGAGGACGGGATGCAATTTATGTTTGGACAGATACTGCTTTGTTTATTATGCGTTTTGTAGGATCTCCTTTTACTTTTTCATTTCAACAAGTTGGTACAAACTGTGGATTGATAGGAAAAAATGCAGCGGTTGAAGTTGATGGTACTGCGTATTGGATGTCAGAAAACGGTTTCTTTAGATATACAGGTAAACTAGAATCATTACCATGTTTGGTTGAAGATCATGTTTACGATGATATTAATACAATTCCAAAACAACATATCAATGCAGGATTAAATAATTTGTTTGGTGAAGTAATGTGGTTTTATCCTAACTCAGGATCAAATACAGTTAACAGAATGGTTTGTTATAATTATTTAGACTCAACACCAGATAGACCCGTTTGGACTACAGGCACATTAGCAAGAAGTGCTTGGCAAGATTCTGCTGTGTTTGGTAAACCTCATGCAACAGAATATGATACAAGTTCTAATGGTACATCTGGAAGTGCTACTTTTGTTCAAGGAAATACTGATGGTGTTAGTTATTACTATGAACACGAAACAGGTTTAGATCAAATAAGAGAAGGTGCAACTACATCTATTACTGCAAGTATAGAATCTGGTGACTTTGATATTGGTCAACAAGGATTACAAGGTGATGGTGAGTTTATGATGAAAATAAGAAGAGTGCTACCAGATTTTTTATCACAAACAGGAGACACTAGGATTACATTAAATTTAAGAGACTTTCCTAATCAAACACAAGCTAGTTCTACACTAGGTCCTTTTAGTATATCAAGTTCTACAAATAAAATAGACACACGAGCTAGAGCTAGATCAATATCTTTAAAAGTAGATAACACAAGCACAAGTCAGTTTTGGAAACTAGGTACATTTAGATTAGATATACAACCGGATGGTAGAAGATAATGGCAAGAATAGTACAAGCATTAACACAACCTAATAAAGAATATGATCAACAAATACAACAATCGTTTGTAAGAGATGTAGATAGTATTGTTCAAAAATTAAATACAACTTATCAACAAGATCTAAAAGACGAAGCAGAAGCGGAGGCTTTTTTCTTTGGCTAATACATTTAAAAATAAAAAAGTAGATTTAACTACAACTAGCGCTACAACATTATATACGGTGCCAACGGCCACTACCGCTATAGTTAAATCTATATTAGTGTCTGATGATTCTGGTAGTGGTGATACAGTTACAATTACTATCACTGATGCTAGTGATAATGTATTTAATTTATTTAAAACAAAGTCCATATCTGCTAATGGCACTACAGAATTATTAACAAATCCTTTGATATTAGAGGAGAGTGAAATACTAAAAGTAACTGCTGCTACGGCAAACAGACTACATGTGGTCCTATCTACATTAGAAGTTCAGAAAAGAACTGTTACAACATAGGCTTGATTTACTTGACAAAAACAAGTAATATAGGAAACCCACAGGTTAAAATCCTGCTTTTAAACTAACTTAAAAAATTATATGAAAACAGGATTAGAATCACTAGATACAGGCGCACCAGAAATTACCTACTCAGGTAATGAAGGACCTAAATCACCACAACAAATACAAATGATGCAGATGGCTCAACTAGAAGAAGAGTATGATGCATATGTTGATGACATGCTTGAACAAGGATTAGAGCCAATGTCTATGCAACAATTCTTAGAACAAATTGCAGCGGAAGCACAAATGAGTTCTAACGAAGAAGGTATTGGTAGCATGATGGAAGACCCTAGAGAGATGGCTGCTGATGGTGGAGTTATGCAACTTGTTAAAAATAATAAAGACGGTTCAAGACCAGGGTATCGTGGTTCTGATTACGGAGATCAAGCTAGAGGCACAGGTGCTTATAGTGGTAGCGCTCCAGGAAACACAGGAGCACAAAGTAATACTGGTGCTGGTACTGGTGGTGATCGTGAAGATAACCCAGGAGACCGAGGTAATTTTAATCCAGAAACAGGAACAGAATCACAGACTCCTTCTCAGTACACAAAAGATGATATTAGAGAACAGCGTGGAGTTGGAAATACAGATGTTACTGTTGGTGACGATGTTCCTTTTGCAAAAGAATATATAGGTGGAAGAGAATATGATGTAATACCTAATGATCCAGCAAATGCATTAGTTCGACAACGAGCAAATGAATCAGTAGCAGCAGAAAGACAAAGACAATTTAACGAAATCCGAAGAAGAGAATTAGAAGAACAAAGAAGAAGATTAGCATTAATGAATCAAGGTGGTGGCGGAGGTGGTCAAAATCCATATTACGGTGATGATGAGGATGACGATGACGATGATGATGATGGGTTTCCAGATATTGCAACAGACTTTGTTGATCTAAGTGGTACTTCAAGTTACACTAACCCATCTTTCGGTGGTCAATATTTTTACGGCACACCAACAATTACATTAGCAAATGGTGGTAGAG